TCTACAGTAACACCATACTTAGCGGCGATAGCTTTAGGTATACGTCTATCAGGAATATCAGCTACTACTCCAGTCAATTCTAACTTCCTCTTGAGTTTGGTAGGTTCAGTAGAGGAGAAGGCATTACTGCCCTCCCCTTTGCCTACTGCGTGGCAGGAGAAGCAATAGCTACCCCCATCACTGTATACGGCCTTAGCGTCTGATGATCCACATGCATCACAAGACTCATGACCTACAAATTTAGAGTTCTGCGTCAATTCCTGCTTCCCCTAACTCTAGTACTCTGACTGCATTCATGTATACAGGCACTCCGTACACTGGATGCTCATCACCATAAGTGTATGATATACGCACACTGGAGCCTCTAGGAATATCTCCCTTGTATGGTTCCCCTTCTGCGTCTATCACTTTCACTTCAAAGCGACTAGCAAACTTGCGCTGCATTGTTGCTGCGTCACCTTCGCCATATGGACGCAGGCGCACGCCCTTACCCGATAGCTCACTTGCTGCTGCATCGTCTAGAGTTAACACTACGCTATAGCGCCCAGTGTCCTTCCCTTGATATACCTCAGTCTCTTTTAAGTTAACAAACTGTGCTGCACCTTCAATTACCGCCATGTGTTTCTCCTATAGATTAGCGATTGAATTACTATTGAACAAATGGTTATTTATCATTTGCCTCAATACAGTAGTATTATAACACAAGTATTTTTATAATACAAGTTCATGTTGAATAAATTCTGATTCCTCTTGAATATCTAGGTAGTTTCTATATATAGGCTCCTCTTGTTGATGTATTGCCTCATTAGAGACACTGGCACATGGGGAGCACAAATCTAGGTACTCTCCAGATAACTTGCACTTCCTATCAATCTCGAACTGCTCTAGGGCAGTATTACATGCTTTGCATCTCATTAGTGTATGTCCTGTGGGTTGCCGTAAATGCCTGTGTGGATCTGCTGTACTTCCATTAGGGAAGTGTTCTCTAACTGCTCAGACATGTAAGTAGCTACTATAGCAAGCATTTCGCTCACTGGCATGCTGTTTAGATTATAGTCTACTATGTCTTTAATCATGCGGTCAATGGGATCCTCTAGATCATTAGGATCAGTAACGTCTATATCGTTGCTGAAGTTATCACTCATGTTATGTGCTCCTCAAAAAAGTGTTTGGTTGCGTTAGTCCAACGCATGTCTATAGTGTCGCTTTTGACTCTATAGTATACCCTATAGCCATCTACTGCGCTAGCTCTTTTGCACTCATCAGGCATACACTGGGGAGGCTCTCGCCATTTTAGGTCTGGCATAGCCTCAGGAGGCTCTCTGAGTGCCTCTTGGCACTTTTGCCACGTTAGATGCACTTTACCATAGCGATGCGTGTACTCGTCCGATAAAGCCTCCATATGAGCATATAGCCAGTTGTAGTGTTTTACACTTTCCCTAGTCCACACTGTACTGGGGTGGTTCTTGTGCGTAGTCTTATAGACTGCTCTAGGGCTATCGTGCTCATGGTGCGCTGTGGAGAGCATTTGAGCACTCTCTAGGATCATCTTGACAACATGCTTGTCGCACTGCTGCACTGCTGCTGCCCTAGGGCAAGTGTCTAGGTAAAATATGTTCATAGCTCTAGTACTCCTCTTGATCTCTGAACGTGTCGCATTTGGCGCAATAGTACGCTTCTGGGTACTGTAGAACAGTAGAACGCCCATCTAGACGCTCGTACTCTGCTGGCTGATACTCCCACTCATGGGAGCACTCAGGCTCGTAATCGTATAGCTCTCTGGCTAGTGTGTCGAATAGGCTCATTCTATGGTGCCTCCTGTATATCTATTGAAAGTGTCTCTAGTCTAGCACTAATAGCCTGTAGTCTGTCAAGTCTAGAATCTAACTCTCTGAGTAACCTTTTTTCTCTATCGGTATACTCCTCTAGCTCTTGCCTGCGGATTGCCCATTTGCGTCCTACCATTAGCTCTAGGCCTATATTGTCTATAATGCTCTCTAGCTCTTGCACTATAAACCTGCTGGGCAGTGCGTTGTAATGCTGCGACATGCTCTAGCCTCCTATAAAAAAACCTACTGTAAAACCCCACATAAACCATAGGCACACTTTCCAGAATGGTAACTCTTGTGCCTTCTCTATGTCCTGTGACCATTCCGGCCTGTAATCTTTTTGTACTTGCATTGCTCTATTCTCCTGTAGTGTCTATGGTTATCGGAATGACAGGCTTGTTTATAGTGCTGAGTCTAAAAGCCTCATCTAATGCCGCTAGACTATCCGCGTGCGTTGTCACTGTAATCACTGTGTCTTTTTGATTTAGAGACACAGCCCAGCCTAAACCTCCTGCTTTGTACATCACAATCTGCTTTTCGTTTTCCATTGTCTTATTCCTCTATTGCCCATAATTGAATAATGATTGAAGTAGATTTATTGAGCCTGACTTGCTTGGTTGTTTCGGTTTCTGGTAGAAAATCCCTGCCCGCTTTACAAGCAAACCATTGTGCAGCTAAACGCTCTATCCTTAAAAGTGTGTCCATTGCTCTATTCTCCTCTATGCTGCTATGTTCAAAAGTTTAATCATACTACGCCCGTGGGCAGGATATGCAACTACTTTTGTATCCTTGTCCCAGCATGCGCGACATGTGCCGCACTTGCCTGCTCTAGTGTACGCCTCGCACACTGTCATAGCATTTGTGGCATGGTCAGGCGTAGGTATAATGGTGCTAGTAGTCTCACCTTCTATAATCTCGCCGTGTATGCCGTCACTGGATAGGCGCACAATTACATTAGGTAATGCCTGCATATCACTGATAACACTGGCAAACTTAGCAAACTTATGCATGCGAGTAGGTAGCCAGTGCTTAACCCATGGCGTCTGTGCCATAACCTCTAGCATCTTGTGAGCTAGCTTGATGTGATACATGTCACCACTATCGAACCAACGGAAATACCTGTGATTGTCTAGCTCTTGCACCATGTCCTGCACCCAATCCTCACGCTTCCAGTCCTCTTGGTTCTCTAGTCTAGGTGCTTTGACATTAGGGAAGCGATAGTTACCCTGTGTGGCATAGCACCCTTTGCATGCGTCCACTAGTGTACCATCGCGCCTCTTACTAGCTGGGCATGTCGTTAGCGCCTCTAGGCTCCATGATGGGCAAGGCATCTTGCTAGCTTTTGATAATCTGATAGCCATGGTCTAAACTCCTGCTGGCAGTAGAAATATAGGGAGATAAATAATAACAAGCACAAAGCTCACTATGCACAAAAACTCTTTGTCTTTTCTATCCATGTTCTCTTGTCCTTCTGTGTGTCTGTGTCTAAGTGTATGCTATAGCCTACTGGTGTGCAATAGGCTATCACCTACAATTAGTAAGCGTAAGCTATAATTGCGCCTGCTGATTCAAACTCTAGCTCAAACTTGTGCTTTCGTGCTAGAGCCTCGACATCTGCGTGTATCTCCATATCACCGTATGGATCTATTACCAGACCATCGTACTCTTCTGCTGACAATACTATCTCATCGTCTTCTCTTATGATGACTCTAGGACTCTTCCCACTACCTAGGTCTATGTTCCGTAGTGCTTCGATAAACTTGGTTGCTCTCTTGTTCATGTCTGTGCTTCCTTATGTGTGTCTGTGTGTGTGTCTGATGTGATCCATTATAGACATATGTGCAGGTCTGTAAACTGAAACATTCTCATGTCAACATGAATACAATTCACTTGCATGTGGTTGCTTGGGTATGCTATAGGCTGCCGCCGCCACTCACACTCTTGTGCATTTGTCAACACTTATTTACTCTTGACATCTATAGCCACATGTGCTAGCCATTGGCACGGCTACCATAGTCTTCTCTAGTTGTCAAGGGTTGATTTGTGTTCTATTGTGTGCTATAGGGCAAGACTCTTGTTGACATGAGGCGCGGGTTATGCTAGAGGGACGGGGGGGCCGGTGGCGCTGCTGTTCAAATTGGGGTAGGCACTCTTGTACACCAGAGCTAAAATTAGAAAACTAGAGAAAACTCCTATAATGTAAGTACTTACTAACATAGCCAAGTTATTGATTACTATAGTATTATTGTACACTACTAAATAATAGTAAAAAGGACTTGACAAGTACACAAAAATATGCTATACTGATATTGTATTCTTAGAGAGACAATAAGGTAAAATACACATGGATGTTGATAATAAACCTACTCTTGCTAAAAGGAAAAGAGGTAGACCTAAGAAGTCTGAGGTAGCTTCTAAATCTAGAGGCTCTAGGAAAGCTCTAGGTAGACCTAAAGGTGACGCTGGTATCATCAATGAGTATAAGGCTCGTATGCTTGCGTCCCCTAAGTCTCGTAAGGTACTTGACAGTATATTTGATGCGGCACTTAATGATGACCATAAGAATCAAGCGGCTGCATGGAAACTAGTGATGGATCGTATGCTACCCTTGAGTTACTTTGAGAAAGATGCAGCCAGTGGTAGATCATCAGTAAACATAACAATCTCAGGTTTAGGCGGCACTGTTGAAACAGATGTGGAACCTAGTGAACCTATAGACGGAGAATACACAGATGTTTAAGTACTTCACTAGGGAAGAGTTTGTGTGTCAAGCCACAGGTGAGAATGAAATAGAAGATGAACTAATCTTGGCCTTAGATGAACTAAGGGAAGCCTGTGGTTTTCCTTTTGTAATCACTAGCGGCTATAGATCACCAGAGCACCCTATAGAACTAAGGAAGCCTAAGGCTGGCACTCATGCCCAAGGGATCGCAGCGGACATAGCTGTGTCATCCGGTGTGCAACGGCACACTATAGTTAAGAAGGCCATAGAGCTAGGGTTTACAGGGATTGGTGTAGCCGGTGGCTTTGTACATGTGGATATTAGACCTACTGACGCACCTGTGATGTGGACTTATGGATAACAAAGAATACAGAGAGACTCTAGCTAAACAAGAGGATCTTAACTGGGATGGTAATATAGAACCACAGGATCCTACTGCTACTGAGTACACAATACATGTGGACAAGGATCAGATGGAACAGTTAAGAAAGCTAATACATGACAAGTCTTAACATTGAGCTACTGGACTGGCAAAAGCAAGTCTGGGCAGATGACACTAGGTTTAAGATTGTAGCCGCTGGTAGACGTACAGGTAAATCCAGACTAGCCGCATGGATGCTTATTGTAAACGCACTACAGGCGGACAAGGGACAGGTGTTCTATGTAGCTCCTACACAGGGGCAGGCTAGAGACATCATGTGGCAAACACTACTAGACTTGGCTAATCCAGTGGTAGTGAGTGCTCACATTAACAATTTACAAATAAAACTGGTCAACGGTGCCACTATATCCCTCAAGGGTGCAGATAGACCGGAGACTATGCGTGGTGTGTCACTAAAGTTCCTAGTGATGGACGAGTACGCAGATATGAAACCAGAGGTCTTTGAGCAGATCCTTAGACCTGCCCTAGCTGACCAAAAGGGTGGTGCGTTGTTCATAGGCACACCTATGGGACGTAACCACTTCTATGAGATGTACAAGTACGCAGAGCTAGAGGACGATGCCTCCTATCAATCATGGCACTTCACCTCCTATGACAACGAACTACTAGACCCTGATGAAATAGATTTAGCTAAAAAGTCCATGTCTTCCTATGCATTCCGACAGGAGTTTATGGCATCCTTTGAGGCTAGAGGCTCAGAGATGTTTAAGGAGGAGTGGGTCAAGTTTGGTGATAAGCCAGACGTAGGTGACTACTACATCAGTATTGACTTAGCTGGCTTTGAGGACGTAAGTAAGAAAAGATCTAAAAACTCTAAGCTGGATGAGTCAGCCATAGCGGTAGTGAAGGTCAATGAGGACGGCTGGTTCCTAGAGAACATTATCTACGGTAGGTGGGACTTAGCGGAGACAGCTAGAAAGATATTCCAAGCAGTCAGGGACTACAGGCCTATCAGTGTAGGTATTGAACGTGGTATCTCTAAGCAGGCTGTAATGTCCCCATTGATGGACATGATGAAACAAAATGGTAGGTTCTTTGTTGTAGAAGAGCTTACACACGGTAACAGAAAGAAAACAGACAGGATCATGTGGGCATTACAGGGTAGATTTGAGAACGGTCAGATTACTCTAGGTAAAGGTGAGTGGAACACTAGGTTTATGGATCAGTTATTCCAGTTCCCTGATGTCTTAACACATGATGACTTGATAGACGCTTTTGCATACACAGATCAATTGGCTAAAGTAGCCTACTCATATGACTTTGAGATTGATGACTTAGAAATTTTAGACGTAGTAACAGGATACTAACATGGCTAAACAAGGTTTGTACAGTAACATTCATGCTAAACGTAGACGTATTGCAGCGGGTTCCGGTGAGAAGATGCGTTCAGCCGGTAGTAAAGGCGCACCTACAGCAAAAGCATTCAAAAAAGCAGCCAAAACAACTAGAAACAGAAAGCTACGGGGTAGTAAATAATGGACTACGGCGATAACGATGTCTTAATGAGCGAAGAGCACCTAGAAAACTGGGTGATGGCTAAGTGTGACTCATGGAGAGATCACTACGAGGCCAACTACTCAGAGAAGTTTGAGGAATACTACAGACTTTGGCGCGGCATCTGGGCTGCACAGGACGCAGATAGGAAGAGTGAACGCTCTAGAATCATCAGCCCTGCACTTCAGCAAGCCGTAGAGTCCAGTGTAGCAGAGTTAGAAGAGGCAACCTTCGGTAGAGGTAAGTATTTTGACATTACCGATGACTTAGCTGACCCAGATAGCCAAGATATTGTGTATTTACGCAATAAACTGCATGAGGACTTTGAAAAAGCACAGATTCGCAAGCAAGTAGGTGAGTGTTTAATCAATAGTGCTGTATTTGGCACAGGTGTAGCTGAAGTAGTGCTAGAGGAAGTCAAAGAAATGGCTCCTGCCACACAGCCTATCATGGACGGGCAGCTACAGGCAGTAGGTGTTAACATAACTGACCGTACAATGGTCAAACTACGCCCTGTACTGCCACAAAACTTCCTAATTGACCCTGTTGCTACCTCCGTAGAGGACGCTTTAGGCGTTGCTGTGGATGAGTTTGTGTCCAGACACTTAGTGCAGCAACTACAGGAAGAAGGTGTCTACAGAGACGTATATGTAGGTCAGGCAGCTAGTGACTATGACCTAGAGGCAGACCAAGACCTTACGTCCTTTGACGAAGACAAGGTACGCCTGACTAAGTACTACGGTTTAGTGCCACGCTATCTACTAAAGATAGGCGAGAAGGAAGCAATGCTTGGTGAAGACGAGGATATTGCTGACCTAGAGCTAGAGGGTGAACAAGATGGCGAAGATGAAGAAAACGAAAGTTACTACGTTGAAGCTGTTGTTGTTATTGCTAATGGTGGTATACTGCTAAAGGCTGAAGAAAACCCATACATGATGCAGGACAGACCTATCGTAGCATTCCCTTGGGATGTAGTACCTAGTAAGTTCTGGGGCCGTGGGGTATGTGAGAAAGGCTATAATAGCCAGAAAGCACTTGATACAGAGCTTAGAGCACGCATTGATGCCTTAGCCCTAACTGTACACCCAATGCTTGCTATGGACGCTACACGGCTCCCTAGAGGCTCTAGACCGGAGGTTAGACCCGGAAAAATCATCTTGACCAACGGTGATCCTAAGACAGTACTGAACCCCTTTAACTTTGGACAAGTAAATCAGATTACCTTTGCACAGGCAGCAGAGCTACAGAAGATGGTACAGATGTCCACAGGTGCTATAGACTCCGCTGGTATTGCAGGTAGTATCAACGGTGACGCTACGGCTGCTGGTATCAGTATGTCCCTAGGTGCCATCATTAAGCGCCACAAGCGTACATTGATTAACTTCCAGCAGTCCTTCTTAATTCCATTTGTTAAGAAAGCTGCTT